ATTTAATGAAATGATAGAAGATCCATACAAAGGCATATCAACTGAATTAAGAGCAATATTAATGTTGGATAAGAAACAACAGGAGATAGAAAAAAGAGTAACTGGTATAGAAAATAAGATGACAATAGACTATGAGTTAGCAGAAAATCTAAGAAATGCAATAAGTTCAAGAGCAGTTTATTTGCTAGGCGGAAAATACACAGATGCTTATAAGAAACTAAGTAAAAAGTTGTTTGCAGAATTTTACAAAGGATTAAAAACTTCATTTAAGGTTAACAGTTATAAAAATATTGCCCAAAAAAATTATGATGATGCACTTAAATATATAGAAAATTGGAAACCTAGTGAGATGTTAGTGTATGCGATACAAGGATTGAATGGTCAATTAAGTTTTGAATATTAAAGGGGGGTTTATATAATGCAAGACTATATTAAACATTTACAAAGCCAAATAGAGTACTGGCAGAGAATTGCCCTAGCAGAAAGAGAAAAGAACATTAAATTAGAAGAAATCATTAAGAAAATTGAAGAAAAGATATACAACTTAGAAGATGATAAGGAGGATTAATATGAATTGGATATTAGATGTTAGAGAAAGCATACAAGATAAAATTACAATATGTGAGAGTTTCATGGAATTATGTGATGAACAAATAAAACTATACAAAGATAGATATAGTACAAATGATTTACAAGTTGCTTGTGATTATGAATACTGGAGAGCATGCAAAATAAGAACAGCATACGAAATCAAGGATTTAAAAGAAATATTGCAAGAAATAGATGTAATGATGCAAGAAGAAGTAAGGG